CAAACGGGTCTGCGTATGGCGGTGTTTACAGTCTTAGCCGCATTAGCCGCTGTTATTACAAAAAATCCCCTTGCAATTGGGTCGCTCTTATCAACAGAAACGTTAGCAACCGGTGTTCTCAATCTAGTTCACGTATTTACAAGTTATACAGCGTTTGATCAGCTGACCGGCGGCAACGCAATGGCACTGTTCTATACTTATCCTGTATTTAGTATATTAGCTACGGCAGTAGTCTTTAAGGAGGAAATTCAAATGAAGTCAATCCCGTGGATTATTCTTGCGTTTGGCGGCGCCGTTGCCCTTGCCCAGCCAACAACAACAAATTGGACACTGATTGGTGTTATTAGTGCCTTAGTCGCCGCGCTGACTGAGGTCGGTATTTATATTTGGTTCCGTTGGCGTAGGGAGAAAGAAGATACACAGCCTTGGACGAAGATGATACAGATGTACGGCGGCAGCGGCGTTTTGTGGGCTGTAGGTATCGCCGCCGCCGCATTTGGCATCCTTGCCAAGAATACATTTAATATTACACCATCTAGCCTTGGCAGTATTCTTGCGTTCAATTCGTTAATAGGATTTGCGGGCTACGCCCTACGTTTCTTCCTTATTCCGCAGGTAAGCACAATGCTGTTTAGTGCTCTTTCGTTCTTTGGTATTTTTGCGGCGTACATATTTGATTGGATATTTACAAGCCAGAAGCCAACCGCAATACAAATCGCAGGTGCACTGGCAATTATTATTGCAAATACGGTGCTAGTGACAAGAGAGGTAATTTAACCAGTCTTTGTTTAAAAGAAAGATTCAGTATAAATAATTATAAAAATGGAACTGTTTGAGAGCCATTTTGATAATTTAACTGGCAATTTATATCACGATACTACAAACGATACGTATGAGTTATTTTCGCATCGAGGAACTCCTAAACATATTAATTATTTAACATTTAGAAAATTATTCGAGTCTATGAAGGGACTCAAAGAGCCTATTATTCTGGAATCTGGAATCGCTTCTGATGGAACCCAAAGTACATATTTATTTAATGAATATGTTCGAAAATATGGTGGACGTTTCTGGTCAGTTGATATAAATCAGTCGTTGGTTGATACGCATAAAGGAAATATGTGCCCTGCCACACAACTTATTGGCGATGATAGTGTTTCTTTTTTTAAGAACTGGTCCAAGGAACACAAGGAGGCAAATGTTATTTATTTAGATAGTTATGATCTGGATTTTTATAATCCGACGCCATCTGGAAACCACGGGCTTGCGGAATATAAGGCACTTCTACCCGTTGTCAAAAAAGATACTCTCATGCTGATTGATGATACGCCAATAAATCCTTATTGGTTAGATACACGAGACACACTGTACAGTGATATGAAAACGTTTTACCAACAGCATAAGTATATGCCAGGCAAAGGAATGTATGTATTAAATGAGACAAAACACGCCGATACACTTATTCATAATTATCAAATACTCTATAAATTTAACTAAAGGGTATATAAAGAAAGGTAAATAATTTTATAGTAAATGCCACGAAATGGATTTTATATTTTTTCTTACCGTCCATTGGAACTATGGGAAAGACCGCTATTAATTCAGAATTCCTACTATAATACACAGCATAAGTTTCCAACTAGCCTGATAACCGTTCAGGTAGCACAGCGTGGACATAATACAATAACGGCAAATAAAGAGTTCAATGGAAAATATGTGAAGGATTGGTTTGTATATGAGTGTAATAAGAATGTATATCAAATCTATCCCCGCGAATACAAGTGGCTGGATATTCGCGTCCCTAATAAAATCACGTTTGCTACGTACATTCCAGATATCGTAAATGCGGGTGATACACTCGTATTCGAGATTGAGGACAAAGCGAAGCACCTAAATTAACCCTATATAACAAGGATAGGATGGCGGCTACACCGGCAAATAGCCTAACCCTGGTAAGTACGGGTCTAGCTGATTCACGTTTGATGTCCCCTAAGGGCAACCCAGACATACATCAGTTTGTTCATGTAATCAATAAAACGACTCGCTTTTCGGCGCAATGGAATAAGGTAGATTTCGACGGTACACCCGAGTTCGGTCAACGCGTCAGCCTTACACTTCCTATGATTGGCGAATTGGTAAACGGGGTGATGATAGTCGTCGAAATGCCAGATATTTACCAAACTCAATTGTTAGCAATCCAGGCAGCAAATGGAAATCCAAATATTAAAGTCATCGATCCAAATAATCTAGGAAACTTCTTGGGACCGCTTTTTGGTTGGACAAATTGTTTAGGACACGCCCTTATTCAGCAGATAGAGTTGGAGATTGGCGGTGAAATAGTGGAAACGTTGGACGGACGCCTGTTAGAAATCCTAGACGAATTAAATGAAACAACGGAATCCGCACTTGCCAAGAATTTTATGATTAAGCGTACCGCTAATGGATATAAAAGTACAACCTATCTTACCCCAACCCCGACAACGGTATATATACCGATTCCGTTTTGGTTTTCGAAGCCAGGTATTCATTCGCATGCTTTGCCGATTCAAGCCTTGGCAAATGATATTGTACGTATTCATGTGACATTTCGCCCTGTGAATCAATTAGTATTTACAGAAGCTCGTGCCAATCCACTTACAATTGGACTTTCAAATACGCCTGCCTATACACCACCGTATAATCCTATGCTACAACTTACAGGGTCACCGTTTTGGCAAACAAATCTAGCAAAAGGACCTACGGGACCGGTATATACGATGAATGCCGCAATGGGTACAACCCCCGTAACTGGCGGTATTGTTCCAGGTATTCAAATGCCGCTACGTTTTTCGCCAACCGCCGCCTACGCTATGATTGAGTATATTTCGTTAGAAGAACAGGAAGCGATTGCATTTCGAAGTGCTGAACTTACATATCAGGTACAGCAACATTTCGCCATTCCGGTTGAGCAAACTCTTGGTCAAACCGAATATCACTTAGATGTTCCTTATTCGAATCCTACAAAGGAGTTAATATGGGTTTTACAACGACCGGAAACCGCGAACTATAATGCATTTTTCCTATTTACACGGGATCTGTATCCTACGCCGTTATCGCAGCCAGATGGTGGACCACAGCCGTTACCGAATCCTTGTACGATTCCGTGGTGGCCAAATGCGGTTTTGCTACCGAGTCAAGCAAACGACTGGCAGATTCAGCCTGGATTCTATAATGCGTATTCGGAGCCGCTCCAAGGTGCGGCGCTTCATTACAATTCATATGAGCGTTTTGTACACGATGGCGGCAGTTTCTTCCGTTCGGTGGTACCGTCACAATATTTTGTGAAATCGGCGGCGATTGATCGCTATATTTACGCATATGCATTTGGGCAGAAGAATGATCGGTTAGAATATATGCCGAAGGGTACGGCAAATTGGGATAAGATAGCGCGCAAGGAGCTCTATCTTACATTGAATAATGCACGGGGTGGAGGACCTCCGCCGAATCTAAACGTCTATGCATACGTGACGATTTGGAATATTTTTAAGGTGTACGGTGGTCGCGGTGGTATGTTATTCAGCAATTAATGTCTGCGAGTTGTACGGCGCTTTGATTTTCTCTTGTAGGTGTTACGAAGACGGGCACCGCCTTTAGCTACAGGTGATTCGACTGACGGTGGCGGTAAAACATTTACGCGATGAATAAGAGTTTTAGCAAGTTCTTCAAATTCTGTATGAAGCTTCTCTTTAGTTATAAACGCTGAGTAATGTGTTACTTTGTAAATTTTATATTTATCTTTTAAATTTCTTTGTAAGATTGTATAAGTATCATTTCCAAAGGCGATTATAATTGGTTTAGTTGCACCTATATCTTTTAATTCCTGTATAAATTTATCTATATTTTCTTTTTCAAATACTGGATGCTCATGTAAATATTTCATTACATCTCCTGAAATCTTTTGCTTAAAATCTTTGATTATATCAGTCATATATGCTCCCCAGAACATAGAATTTTTAAGTGCAAATCTTATTTTATAATCTTGGGCTGATGGACTGGCAGAATGAAAGTTTCCAAATATCTGATCTATTTTTTGTGAGATATTTAATCCGACTAATATAATATTTGGATTTAATAAATCTAATAATAACTGATTGGGAGTTTCAAAGAAAGATGTTTCACCTACTCCAGATTTTTCCTTCTTTTCTTTTTTTTTATCAGCGTAGACAGCCCATGAAGCCATATGTCCATATTTACCTCTAATTAGTTCATAATTCTCAAGGGTTATTTTAATCATTCCTAATTAACCAAGTTTAAAAAATTGATAACAAATTAAATGTATTCTCAATTTTTAATAATACAATGTACATCGGATATCCTATTAGCCTACGGACCGCCTTTACATTGTTTGGCTACCGACAGCCTATGGAAGATGCCCAGCCCCGCTATAATGTACTGCGGGACCACCTTGCAAAGCACGACCTGGACATTTACTTTTACGACAAGAATGTCTATATTCTAGGTAAGCAAGTGAATGAGTTTCACGCAGCAAATGATACTCACTATACAGTACTTGATGCGATTGAAGTTATGATTGCCTATAAGCATAAGGTCGCACAAAATCTCAAGGCGGCAGGTGCCAATCTAGCAGAATTT